ACCTAGATTAAACAGTCCCTGTGAAGTTTGTGGTGCTGTTTCTGCTAGTCCAAGGCTAGTCCCATATAGACTTGCTAGTCTTTCCTGAAGTGCTTGTATCTCTGGAGATGCAGTATATCCAGCACTTTCAAGTCTACCCTCAGGACCGAAGCCAAACTGAGAAGTTCCAAATCTAGAAGTTATTCCTACTGGTCTGAATCTTTGTTCTTCAGCCGCTATTCTAGCTGCCTCTAACTGAGCATTAGCGGATGTTCTGGCTGCTTTTTCAGCAGACCTTCCAGCCATCGCAGACCCTAGTAACCCAGCACCGCCTACAATTGCAGCAGCTTCAATACCCATTTTTATCTCCAGATGTAAATATCATACTTATTTCCGTCAGTTCCTGTGGTTGAGTATAGATAAGAAAAATCAAACATCCTTAGGAATTTCTCATGTTTCTTATCTTCTGGGTCATGAAGAGCATATAACTCTTTACCATGAACGCTTGTTAATTTATTAAACCAACTCTTTAAATTCTGTTTTACTTCTTTAGACCACTTTACAAAGATGTCACAATGTATAAATAGAGAGCCATTTAAATCTTCTAAATACAACACAAACTGCTTGTTTTGTATTACTGGTACCTTCATCAGGCCTTCATAATGTATGCAAGTGCATAGTACGGTGGCAGGTTAGCGTTAGTGCCTGAAGAACCTGCCGAGGCAGTGGTGGTAGACACAGTAATGCCTGTAGTGTTAGAACCTGTATTATCTGTGTTAGCAGGCCCTGATTGACCACCAGCAATATAAATTGCGCCTCCGTTTGGACTACCAGCCCTAGTATTAGGAATAAGATGGGTATGTCCTGGGTCTGTTACTGTTGATGTAGCAGTGTGACTGTGGCTTACTACAATTGCATTAGCAGAGCCACCAGTGTCAGCAACGGCATAGGTAGAGCCTGCACCAACAACAAACCTATCTCGTAGGTCAGGGGTTCCGTTAGAACCGTTACAGAGATACCAACCAGACGGAATAGATGCTACAGATCCTGACCAGATGATGATACCGCCGCTTGGAAATGCCGCTGCTACTGCTGTAGAAACAAAAGCCGTAGTTGCCACCTGAGTTGTATTAGTGCCAGAAGAGGCCGTAGGCGCTGCTGGAGTGCCTGTAAAGGTAGGGCTATTGCTGTCTGCCTTGGACGATATAGCCGAGGCAATGGCAGTGTATTCTGCATCAATCTCGGTGCCTTTGATAACCTTTGCTGGATTGCCAGTGCTAAGGCTGTCTTTAGCTGCAAAGTTAGTTGCTTTCGTGTAATTGCTAATTTTTATTCTCCTTATTACTTTAACTTAAACAATGCCGCATCATACTGTTTTCCCTTGTGCGACATAAACATCGATTTTCTGAATAGAAAGAGGATCACCATTTAATTCTGCTTCTAAACCCAACTGTAGGACAGCCCCACTACCACCCGCATTGATCTGGAACTGGTCTAGGACCACACCATTGGAAAACTCAGCAATGTTGTATTCCCCGACATTATACTCGTAAACTACGCCGGTGTCAAGTAATTTCGTCTCACTATTGTAATTTTCTTTGTAGTCAAAGCCCCATTTGATGGCTACAGCGTCACCAGAACCGCCAATAACCACAAATCCTATCTTTTTAAGGACTTTTAAGGCTGTTGGGCTGCCAAAGTCAAAGTAATTGGTGTAGTACTGTAGCCGGTAGGTAGAGGCATTATCTAGGTGTCCAAAGTACTTACCAATATACCCAGGCTTTCCTAACAACAGTTCCTTGGCTTGGTTGACAAATAAGGCCTTTGGATCAAGGCTGTCCCATATAGTGACACGGGCAGAACCGTCCTGTAGAGCACCCCGCATATCAAAGCAGTAAGTAACCTTAGTTGCTGGCAAGGTAAGAAGGTAAAAGGCATCCCGGTCATAGTAGACAGACTTGATAGCACTGGCCGTCTCTGAGGCCACCGCAGCGATGAGGTCATCACGGACGTTCTTGGACATATCCCGCATAGGCAGGGACTTCTCTTGGATGACCCGCTGAAGGCTACGCACACCAGAGTCAGACAAAAAGACGATGTCTGTGCCGGTATTCTGCACAGAGTCCCTAGCAATACAGCCTACATTGGGGATAAAGTCTGCTAAGGCCAATGAAGTGACATCTATTGGGTTGCTATAAATAGCAATGTTGTTCCTACCAAAGATGATTAAAAAGCCGTTGTGGGCCGCTAGAGCGATAATCTGGTCATTGTTGGGGAACACAGAATTGATCGATAGAGAGCCTGAGTCACCGCCTTGGAAGTCAGAGCCGTCTAAGAGCCTGCTAAAGTACACAGTCTGCCTGTCACCAACAATGTCTGCCATCCATATACGACCATAGGCGGCTAAGGCACAGTTGGGCTTAAAATCTGACACAGAATAGCCTGTCGGCAGTGTACCAATGTCTCCTAACTGCTGAAAGCCAAAAGAGCCTGCATGGGAATGCGGATTAGCAATGGTGGTCACTGTGCTAGTCAGAGCATCAGAAACTGTGTATCCTGTACCGGCTGTAGAGACTGTTACAGTGGCTATACCAGTACCGCTAAGGGTTGCTACAGTCAATTTAGCATTAGAGCCTGTGCCGCCTGCTAAGGTCAGAATATCGCCTACATTGTATCCAGAGCCAGCAGCAGTGACCGTCACAGTCGCTATTGGACCAGTACCGCCACCACCGCTAATCGTAGCCACAGAGAAGGTAGCACCAGTGCCTGGAGTAGGCAGGTTGTGGAAGACCAGTACAGGGTGTCCTGTCTGTACCATGTAGGCATGGGAGATAGCATCAGAGCCATCGCCATAGGGCAGAGCCGCAGCTTGCCAGTTATTACCTGTTATTGTATAGGACACATCAGCGGTATTGGCCTGTGTTCTGACAGTCTTGGTGGTCATGGTTGTGGTGCCAGTAAACAGTTTATTGTTACCGGCACTGATGGTCTGGTTTCCACCAGCATCGATCATCTCAAATATAAACTCTACAGGGTTAGCAGCACCTAAGTCTGTGTTGACTGATGAGTTTACAGTTGTCCAGCCACGCCTTGCACCAATACGACCATACCTATCGATAACACAGTTCTGTGCCTTCAGAGCATACCCTGAAGACAGTTGAATACTGCTTTCTTGCGTGTTTAGGCCTAGAAAGCCCGGAGCAGCAATAGTAGCGGTCTGTATTCTTTTCATTAAATTGAACCCCAGATGAGTTCTTCAGGGTAACGATTAGCCTCAGCAGCTATGTGGTCTGACAGAGACTGGCGATAGAGTTCATAAGCCTCAACACTGTTAATTCCGTTGTCCTCACCACGCTCATTCAAAGCCTTGGCATAGGCTAGGAAGATCACAGGCTCTGCTGGAATCTTAATCTGTGTAGAAGAAGCGGTAAACTCTGCCTGTGGCTTGATGACGTTAAAGTAGATGTTATAGACACCATCAGGGATAGGATAGAGGTCTACCTGTGTATCTCCGTTGGAGTCTACGCCGTTAAAGTTATAACGGTCAGGAGCACCAACCAAGACTGTTCCGCTATTTAAGAACAACTCATCCATCTTCCTAGTTGTCTCATAGTTCAAGAACCAGTCAGACTCAGAGTTGATAACGTCAATGACCTTAAACCGCTGACCAATGCCGGTCAAGACATAGTTAAAGAGGTTAGCAGAGGTAGTCACCGTCAGTGTCTCTGACAGAGCATTCCAAGTGTAAGCATCCTCAACCTGCCGTTTAGCATCGTTGACGAACCTACCAATCAGTTTAGAATAGGCGTTGTCAGTAACGGCAGTAACCTCTGGCTCACGCAAGCGAACCAAGGTTTCATTGACAAGTTCTAAGTAAGTTTTGTTGGCCATTTAACAGTCCCATTTCTTTAGTGCTAAGGCTTTCCTTGTTGGTCTGCCTTTGGAGTCCTTCATAGGCCCAGGAACACCACTCATACGGGCACAGAAAGACTTCCTACGAGCAGCCTTCTTAGGAGACTTTGCAGCCTCTTTAGCAGACACTGGAGGCTTCAGGTTAGCGCCTTCCTTGTTCTTAAAGTATGCCCTGCCTTTGGCATTTAAGCCACCTTCTGGGTTCTGATATACTTTTTTTACCATTATTTTTTCGCAGTCT